CGGGTTGCTCTTACCTGTAACTGTATGGTTTACACTAGAAGACCAAGGTGAGAAAAAACCACCCTTTACGCCACGGACTTGTACCTCGTACTCTACGCCTTCATCCACACTAAAAATAGATTGGCTGCTTGCAGATACAGGTTCTAAAGTATCAAAACTGCTATCGCCTACCGCACGGTAGCGTAGTTGTGTCTTTTGATCCCAACCGGGAAAAGAGCCTAGAACCGTCTCTACTAACATCCTGACTCGTAGAGAGCCGTCGTCATCTGCGTAAAGGACACCCTCATCAGACTCAATGCTTTCGATTGATGGTTGCTTAGGTGAGACTCTGTTAGCGTCTACAAAATCTGTAATAACAGGGTCAAACTGAGGAATTGGGCCTGTTAAGGCATCAAGGACATTAGGCGCTGCTGGCACACAAGTCACACTAGCTGCCAGCTCTCCTTGTGGCTCAATAGCAGATACTTTTACATCAATAGACTCTTTGCCAGAAATACCAAAAATAACAAGGTCGTCTTCTTCTGCGTTTGGGGTTGCCGAGTCTAAAGTAAGAGTTGTGTTTGTCGCACCACCGCTAGGTGTGACCCCAACTGTGCTTATAGTGCCATCTTTGTGCTGTATTTTTACAGCATAGTTTTCGCCATTATCAACAACAACTTCATCTAACTCTATTACTGTATCAGATTGAATACTCTTTATTCTGCCTGACGCGATGCCAACAAGAATAGTGTCATACTGGATTGTAAGAAGATCACCGCGCTTGTAGCGTAGATGTTGCACATCCTGATTGAATGTGTAACGCTCTGGACGCAATCGCTGTTGAGCAATATGAAAGCGAGCATACTTAAATGCTTGGTCAGGATCAGTTACACCTTTGGCTTCAAGTGTCTCAAACTCAGTTGCATTGCTTTCGTTGAACCCATCATCGAAAACAAGGCGCTCTGTGTTTTGGTATGTGTCCCCGTCAATAAACCTGACACGCAAGCCCTCAGGAACATCTACGTTGACAAGTTCAAAAGAAAATCCATAAGAGTTTCTAGGACTAATCACCATCTTAGGTAACGCCTGCACTGTGTCGCGCACAATCGTTACCTTAGAGTCAGGGCTGAATGCCCAAGATGCTAGTCCTGCTGAAGCTACCTCTGATGCACGAGTAAGTGTTGTGCCACCAGCATCAAACACACCGTTATACTTGAATCCCTCTGTATCACAGAAGTTTGCCCATTCAATAAGCGCATCTGTATCTAGGTCTGATTTAGGAAGCGGCCTGCGGTTAGCTGTTCCAGTCCAAATGTCAGAATATATCCAAGCCGGATTATTTGTAGGCTGCTCAACCCACTGACTGCCATTGTATACTGGGAGGACTGACGTGGCTTCAATAGACAGGTCATCAACACGACCATTTAATTGATTGGTCGCCTTGATGCGGAGTGACATAACGATTGTGTTTTCTACATCAAACGCTTGAACTGATCTGATTGTCCGTAAAGCGCTCCAAGAAAAATTATTTGCTATTGCGTTTGTAGCAGAGTGTTCTGTTCTAAGACGTGTGACACGAATATCATATTGACCACGAGAAGGAAAGTTGATTGTAAGCCCTTCTCTGACAGTCTCTTTTTTACTAGAAGAGATGACAAACTCTTCTTGAGCCACTGTGAACGCAGTAGTGCCAACTTCACGGAACTCAATCTTCCAAAAAACCTTAGCATTCCGGGTCTTACCTTCATCATTTACTGAGTAAAGGCGGCCACCAAAATCAATGCTTGCGCTATCTGCATCAGGTTGAGTTGTTCTGATTGCAGAGATGTTTTCTACTTTTACGCCATCCCCATCAAGCTCATCTTCATCAGTAAAGCCTGTGGTGAACCCAGTGCTGTCTTCGATGATCTGATCTGTATACAGAGTCATCTGGTCTGGGTTGCCTATCTCAAACTGAACATCCTCTAGTTCATTGATGGCAGTCTCACCAATCCGAATAGGAACACCAGATAAAGACGTGTTCTCGTCAATGATAGGAAAGCCCGGCCCTACAGTGACTCCACCGATCTCTAAAGGCCCATAGCCTAAGCAAACTAACATGCGAATGTACTGGTCTTCACCAAGAACTTCGCTGTAAGGGCGAGCCGTCATCGGTATAGGAGGGAATATTTTGAAGGTGCCATAAAGGCGAGGTATAGGCTGGAAAGCAGCTAACCTGTTAGTCACACCAGTCAAAGATTCAAGTCTGTTGAATGACTCAGAATCATAGCTAGGCATATCAGGCATTTGAGGCGGGATAAGGGCGTTCACTGCCATTTGTCCAGCCATGCCTATTCCTGCAACAGCAGCATTAAATAAAAGCGTGCCTTTTGTCAGGCCCATTGCTGTAGCAGCATAAGGAGCAGCGATAGCGATTCCGATTGTAGCGATAGCTCTGACAATATCAGAGCCTACCGCTTCAGTAACCTCTTCTACTACAGAATCTATACCATCTGTAACAGCATCTGCGGCATCGTCCCTGTTTTCGTCATCTTGCGGTATCGGCCAAAGAACAAGGTGAGTATTATCTTTTGCTCGAACTAGTCTATGTAGCTCTGGTGCTACTTCTCGACCATTAAGCAGCGCAATTACAGAGTCAGTGCCAGCTATCTCATAGATAGACTGATTCGGCTCTACTTCTGCGTGAACCCAATCTGGCTTCAGAGGGTGTTTACTTGCTTGTACAGTAACGCTCATTGAAAACCCTTATATCGGTAGAAGCCTTCTATTCGATCTTTCCATCGCATTGAGTTATACTCTTCAATGCAACTATTAGATGTTCTGCTGTAATTGTGCAGCATAAGCCCTTCGCCTATGACCACACCTATATGCCAAGGCCGAGAGCGAATAATAACAACATCGCCTTCTTGTGGATCGCTTACTTCAACGCTTTTTTCTGCCAGACTTTTCCTAACAACAGCAGTTTTATCTCTGCTATCTGCCTCTTCTGGCAACCCGAACTCTGGCTTACCTAAATCTACTCCGTAGACTTCTTTGAACACTTGTGCAACTAACTTGAAGCAACCGTGCGGCCTTTCATAATCTATGCCGATAAAATCTTTGTATTTACTCAGAGACATTACTTGGCGTAAATTGGTCTTTAGGGAATGCGTCGTCAAGCGCACCTTTTAGGATAGATGCGTCTAGACTTATGACTGTGCCAGAACCACCAGAGACACCTTCTAACTCAAAAGTCACTGGCCCGAACTCAACACTGTTTGGCGTTGATGCAAGGATAACCTCATAAGTTATTTTTGCTCTCTCTCTTTTGCCTGCAAGGCTCCTCAGAGCAACAATCACTCGTTGGTCTACTGCATCCGCACTAATCTTTATAGATGGCGGTTTGCCTTCTTGCTGAGTTGATGCAGATACGCCAAAAGGGAATCTTTGAAAAGTCCCAGAAGAGCGAACGATGTCTTCGGTGTTATTCACAAGCCTTAAAGTAGAAAAGCTAGAATGTGATATAGTCAAGCACTGTAAAAAGACCTGTGATGTGGCTGAAGAAAGTACAGCTTGTAAAGCGCCTTGAGAAAGTGCCATTACGGTATCAACTCCAACTCTAAATTAACGCCGTATATTTCTCCGTCAACCGCACCTAAAGTTGGTGCTTTGCTTGCTAGGAATCGAAATGTTGCAGGATTTCTTGTGATGGGATGCACCCAATCAAACTCAAGACTGCCCATTTCAAGTGTGTTTTCCCAGAAATTAAAAAGAGTCTCAAACTGAGTTTCTGTCAGATACATTCGACCTGATACAGGCTGTACAGCAGCGGTGAACCTGCGGCGTTGAAAAGCCTTTCCTGTAGACATGCTTGTTCTAATTGAGCCAATAGGCGGCCTTATTGAAAAACCGGTTTGATGGAACTTCTGAGGTAATGATGCAGGCCAAGTTGCCATACGTTAAAATCTCCCTTGCCTTGTTCCACCATGCCTGCGGAACATGCCGTCAAGCTGACCTTGAGAATCAAGGCGATCAATGCTGCTCTTGACCATTAGATCAATATTTGTTTCTCCGTTAGGCGACTTCCTCACAGATTGACTTTGAACGCTGAGAGGCTCTCCACCTTCATTTATGATATTGACGTTTACGTTAGGCGCCCCACCCATTTCAGTGTTAGGGATGATTCTGCCGTCTTGGCCCGGAACAAACATCTCAGGGCCGCGCTCACCAACTAAGTGGGCTTTATTGCTGAATACGTTACCGCCATTGGCTGCTGGTGGGCCGATGCCTCTTACTGTAGGAGGCGCGCCGCCTCCAATAGATTGAGTCCCGGGCCCGCCTGTAAATAAAGAAGGTATAGCAGTTGTAGCGAAGTCAGTAAGACCCTCCGCAAGAGGATCAGCAATTTGTTGTTGAACAATAGTCCTAGCAATCTGATTTGCTAATGAAGCGAATACATTTTTCGCTGATTCAGCTTGCATGATAATGTCTGTAAGCCCTTGGCTAACATCATCTTTAATAACTGAGCCTACATCTCGAAGTGCGCCTTCTAGTTCACCAAAAATACGATCGCCTTCTGTTCCTGTCTTTTTAATTATGCTTAACAGTTGTTTAAACTGCTCTTCGTCTTTGGTTAAATCAACGTGAGTGACTTCTTTTGGTTCTTCAACAGGCTGTAAAGGCTCTGAAGCGGTGGCCTGAACCTGTTTTAATGCCTCTTCTAACTCTGCTATCCTTTCTTTAGCTAATTCAATCTTTTTCCGCTGGTTGTCTGTCATAAAGAACTCAGGATCGCGCATCTCTGCTGTCTGCATACGCGAGAGTTCTGTTTGAAGACTTGCC